ATTCTCACCTACGGATGCGTCGTTGGCCTCTTCGTGCTTTTTCTGTGAAAATCTTCCCATAGTCGTAACTTGCTATTCGTTGTTCTTCTCTATCAGATTTGGAAACTCCACGCCTTTCTGATTGGCAATCTTTACGGCCTGCTTGCCATTCTTAACGACAATGCCCCAAGTGTTGAAGACGTACTCAATGGCCTGTTCCGGCGAAGTAACCTCGTCAACTTGATTCTTCTTGGGTGCCTCTACCTTCTTCGTGGTCTTGGCGTTCTCGTCGATAGTGCGCTCCAGCTTGATAATACCACGCTTGAACAGGTCGCTCGATTCTAGCAAGTTCTGGTAGAACTCATCACGAAGCGTACAACGTGCGGGCATATTTGGCATAAACTGATTACCATCCTTGAAGGTGTACGTTACCATCATCTTCCCGTTGTTGGCCGGAATATCAAAGATGGCTACGTTCTTCTTCTGATTGAGTTTGTATATCTTTGTTACCATAATACAATACTTATTTAATTATGAAAAGTGTCCCCGTGGCACAAGTCACGGGGAGCACTCTATTGTCTCGCCTAAACGGCACTTGTATAGCCAGTGTACTCAACCCAAGCATTGGTCTGGTACTGCCAAACCGTACCTGCCTTGTAGGTCACGTCAGGGTCGCCCTCAACGGTGTAGTCAGCGGTCAGAGCAACGATAGTTCCGTTAGCAGGAGAAGCGGGAAGCTCACGGCTTGAAACCACGCTTGTGCGGCTAGCGGTATCGGGCAGAGAGAAGATAATGTCGCTTGGGCCTACGATAATAGAGTTGTAACCGCGCAGTGCGATACAGTCTGCCTCGTAGTGAATCTCGCGCTTTGCATCGCGAATCTCGCCAGCACCCTTCGACATATCGTTGGTGAACTCCTTCTCACCAATCTTCACGTAGCGGGTAGCACCCTCCAGGTCAAGGACTACGCAGACCTCATCCATACCGATTGCATCAAGACCCTGATCCCAAGTGAAATCGGTTGTACCGAAGGTGGTCTTAAGACGCTTGAAGTCGATATCCAACTCCTTCACGTCCTCCATCTTGATGATGCGCTTGTTGTCGCCCATGTCGAGGTTCAACAGCCACTGCATGAAGGTAGAGCCGCAGAAAGCGTAAGAGTGAGAGCTCTGTGAGAATGTGGTGTGCTGCAGCTTAGAGATGGCAATCAAGTCGCCAACGGTAATATGACCACGGTCAATAGAGTAGCTGTTGGTTACCTGCCACAGAATACCCTTAGAGCCGTATGCGTCCTCAACGCTCTGGTCGCCGTTGATAACCTGAATACGGGTCTTGGCACCCATCCAGTAGGTACGCTCTGCACGGAGGTTGTAGTTGCGGATTGCATTTGCCTTTACGTCGGCTACGTGCCAAGGCATCTTCTTCTTCACCTTCTCGAAGTCGTTTGTCCAGACGATGTTCAACAGCTTCTTCTGAACGCTGAACTCCTCGTAGCGGGGCTGATAGTTCTCAGGAGTGATAAGCAACTGAGACTCGCCAGCGATAGAAGCACCTGCGCAGAGGTAAGCATTTGCGGGCAGACCCTTGTTTGTGCTTACACCGTTAGCACCGAACTCACGAACCTCATAGGTGTCACCTGCGGTTGCACCACTCTTCAACGGGCCGTTGATAGGAACAACGAGAACGTAGCTGGATGTTACGTCTACAACGAACAGCTCCAGGCAGCCCTCAACGGTAGTACCATCCTCTGCGTAACCGTCAATGAACGGACAGAATACGGTAGTGCCCTTGTAGAAGGCTTTCAGTGAACCGGAGAAGTTCGAGGTGGTCAGCTTCAAGCTTCCGTCCTCTTCCTGCGTGATAGCGGTTGTTACACGTCCGTCCAAGGTGTCACCACCGATACGGGCATGCTTCACCGTCCAGTTCTGAAGGTTGACTTTGCGTGCGACACGACGCGCAATGGAGAGTAACGGAGTACGCCACGGCTGAAACTGGGTAATACCCTGATCCCACTCATCGTCGATGTTCCCTTCCTTGCGCTGCTGGGTTGAACTCATCTGTGTGCCGTTCAGCGTCTCGCCCTGAGAACCGTCACCGGGAATGTGCAGGTCGTTGTTGGCGGGGTTGGCTGGGTCAGCGGCAGCAGCCTCGGCAGCTGTAGCAGGAGTAGCACCCTCATCACCGATAGGAGCATCATTAACTACGGTAGCAGTTGCCATAGCACCACCACCACTAACTACTGCAAGCACAAACAGCAAGAAGCTGAGTGCCTGCCAAATGTTTGCTTTTGTTAACTTTTTCATCTTTCTAGGATTTTTGTGAATATTCTATGTGTTTAATAACCGTACTTTTTCATTTCGTCAAAGTCCATCGACATGCTCTTTGACTTCTGAGGCTTTGCCACACGTCCACCGCCCGACTGACCGAATGATGGTGGAACCTGTTTCTCTTCGAAGTTCTTAACCTTATTGGTATGCTTCTCGTTACGAGCCTGCATAGCGGCTTCCTCACGGGCATTAGCCATGTCGGTATCGTAGTTCATGGCATGCATAAGAGCAATCCACGTATCCTTTGATACCTCTCCCGCAAAGGCTGGAAGGAAGACCTCATCCCAGAAATGGGTAAACATGCGGTCTTTCTGTTCGTCGCTCAGTCCGAACTCCTGCTGAACAGCATCGAGAGATTCCACACTCTTTGCGATGGCTGCATCCTTTGCGGCTTCCGCTGCCTCACCCTCTGCCTGTTTCTGAGTCCAGTTGTCGAAGGCTTCCGTTACCTGCGCCATCACTTCGGGATCGTCAAGAGCAGCCTTGATGTCGATGCCGTTCTTGCTCAGCCATACCAATGGGTTTGTCTCATTGTCGGTGAGCATGGCACCCAGCCAGCGATGTTTGTTGAGGATGCCTGAGAAATTCTTTCCCGACTCTCTCAGCTTTCGCAAGTCCTCACGGTCTCGTGACATTCTTTCGTATCTCGCCTCCTTGTCTTCAAAATCCACATCGGGATTATCCTCTGCCCACATGGAGGCATAGCGGTCTCGGTTGGGACGTGCTGGCACTTCCTGTACCTGTTCGGCCTCCACTGCAGGAGCGCCGTTTACGTCAACTTCCGTTTTCTTCTTAATTTCTGCCATAATTAAATGATTTACTGCGCAAATATCTGAAATCTTCGTTTTTGCCTTTCCGTGTTTACATACAAGGAGATTTTTTAGGTGTTAATATATCTTAATTCAAAGATATGAAGAGTCCGAATCTGTAAACACGGAAGTATAGAAAGCCCAATCAGCTATTTTTGCCGCATAAAACAGAATAAGATTTATGGCTAAGATACTGACACTCTCACAAGCCACAGGCAGACTGCACGATTCGGTTGGTGACCGGAAGCGTGAAAGCGGTTATGATATCCCTGTCCGTAACCGCAGACGCAAGGATTACGACCTTCTCCTACGTTGTCAGCAGGCATGGAACAACCTTGAGGATATGCGTCGCACCCGTGAACGGGTAAAGGAATACGTATATGGCGACCAATGGGGTGATATTATCCACTACAAGCACGGAGAGATAACCGAAAGAGAGTATATCCAGCGCAAGGGTAACGTACCATTGCAGAACAATATCATGATATCCATCCTCAACTCTGTTGTAGGACTCTATGACAAGCAGTCGGGTGAGCCGAACTGCTTTGCCTTGAAGAAGGACGGACAATGGCTTAGCGATATGATGTCGGCAACGGTTCAGGCCAATTGGGGCAAGACCAAGATGTCAGACCTCCTGAGGGTGGGATTCACCGACTTCTGCATAGGAGGTGTGGCACTTGCCCGTGAGACATACGAGGAACGTGAGGGTAGGATGGATTCGTGGACAGACGTCATCAATCCCAATTATCCTTTCTGGGAAGCGGGTACAGACCCAAGAATGACAGACCTCAGAATGATAGGTGTTCTGCATGATGTTTCCATTGGTGACCTCTATACCAAGTTCTGTAACCGACGCTACGGATGGACTGTAGATGAGATTAACGAGGTGTTTGATGTCAACTCACGCGAGACGATGCGAGGTTATCACAGAGTTTCTGGAGTGCAGCAGAACGATAGAGACCAGCTTGAACAGATAAGCTTCGAATGCCCGTCAGACTATTCTCTCTGCCGACTTATCGAGGTATGGACGAAAGAGACCAAGACACGCTATCAGTGTTACGATCCGCTGGCTCAGAATGCAGACGAGATAGAATACCGTGTTGAGGTAAAGGATATCTGGCATATCAAGGAAGAGAACAACCTTCGTATCCGTCAGTATCAGGAGGTGAGTGTTCCCGAAGAGGAATGGGCACTTATCGAATACGAACTGATAGAGGATTCCTATTGGTACTACACCTTCATGGCTCCCGACGGAACCATCATAGCAGAAGGAGAGACCCCGTTTGAGCACAAGAGCCATCCGTTCACCGTCAAGCTCTATCCTTATGTGAACAGCGAGATTCATCCATTCATGGGAACCATTATCGACCAGCAGAGATACATCAACCGCCTTATCATCATGCACGACATGGCGGCACGTTCTGCTGCAAAGGGTATCACCATCTTCCCGATAGAGAGTATTCCCGATGGAATGTCGAAAGAGGATATTGCCGATGAGCTTACAGAATACGACGGACTCTTATTCATTCAGACCAACAAGCTTAATCCGAACCTCAGACCGGAGATTATCACATCGAATGCCGTACAGATAGGTACTCAGGAACTCCTACAGATGGAACTCAACCTAGCACGCGAGATTACCAACGTCAACGGAGCATTACAGGGAAAGACGCCATCGGCAGGAACTTCGGCTGCAAGATACAACCAAGAGACAGAGAACGCGACAACCTCTCTGAACTCTATCATGAAGGACTTTACCTCTTTCATGGAGTCGATAGCCACGAAGAAGGTTATGATGATCAAGCAGTACTACAGAAAAGGCCGCTTGATAGCCAACAAGGACAATACCAACTTCTTCGAATACGACAACCTCTCAGCACGCGATGTTGACTTCAATATCGCTATCAAGGAAGCAGCAAAGACCGCTGCATATCAGACCTACATCAACGATACCGCAATGCAACTCCTGCAGATGCAGGCTATCAACGTTCAGCAGTATCTTGAAGTGGTAAACCTCCCATATGCCAAGGAACTCCTGCAGATTATCCAGCGTGACCAGGCACAGCTGGCGGCCATGCAGCAGGAACTCATGGAGCAGGGTGTCAACCAGCAGCAGGTAC